GTACGGGCCGAGAATTCGGACCGACAGGCGTTCACAAGTCGCCTCAGTTCGTGACTGGTAGGTGACTTGGTCTCGGGGGAATGCCCTCGCAAGACGTCTCGCAATGTCTCGCAGGGTGAGCACCATGGTGGTGCTCTCTTCCCAGCCGTAGTTCGTAAACCGCACTTGCCATCTCTCGTAAGAAACGACACCGGTCATCGAGCCTGGATTGTCGATCTCGGGGACGTCCTCGATTGTCAGTTCGATGCCGTTGATGTTCCACTCAGAGGGGACCATCCGTTCACCGATGACGTAGACAGCCGGAATGTGGCTGCCATCGGGGAGTTCATACCTGCCCGGCCAATGACTTTCGGGCTTGAGGGTCTCATCTGGGTTACGTATTCCCAGAATGTGCTCCTCAAGCGTGGTCCGAAGCCAGGTAATAGGTGGGCAGGTGGTTGAGACCGTCATTTCTGCGCTCCAGTGGCATTACGCAGAAATTCCCCAAACTTCTCCTCGGCTTGCTCCAATGGAGCTTTTGTCCAGGGACGTCCAGGGAATGGACGGCGAGTACGGGTGCTGACCCCGCCATCGTGTACTTGTTGGGCATAGTCCACAGGCCAGGTAAAGATCACGCCCTCGGGTGTTTCTTGCCTGGTCTGGGTTGCCCGAAGGCGGCCAGTGTCCACGATGTCCCGCACCTCGGGAGGTGTTGGGTACTGCCACTTCACTGCGGATATTTCCTCAGTGAAGCGTTGATCAAGCCATAAACCCAGCTGACGCATTGCAACAGCTACAGCCACATTGGCTTGATCGGCTAAGGGCTTTGGTTTGCGTGCCATTACCCCTTGCCTCCGATCACGCGAAAGGTGCCTTCAACTGACTGACGGAGATCAACGTAATGACCTCTGTCCATCGTTAAATCCCAGATCAGTTCGAACCGGCCTCGGTAACCATTGATGGTTGCGTCGGCCTGCGATCCGTTTGTGATGCGCTCGTCGAACTTCGCTGGGGTAAGCAAACGCCCGGTTGCGAGATAGACAGTGTTGTCTACTCCGGGCTCACCCTTCCATTGCGGCTTCTGCAACGTCAGCGCTGCTAGATACTCAACCCGCTCTTGGTTCTTGGTTTCGACGACGGTATTTCCCGTTGCCGGATCTGTGTAATACGCCTGCATGTTCAGGTCAAAGCCCAGAACTGCATTCCCGTGAGGGGCGTATTCGGCGATCTCGGCAGCGGTAATAGTCATCAGAACGCAAAACCGCAGTGAGGTTGAGAGTCGAGCAAACGCTTGTACTCCTGGCCGTAAAGGGTGGCGTCAATGCGGTCACCCGTAGGAGAACCGCTGACGCTGCCGACCTGGAGTCCGATCTGCATCGTCCTCATGGCGAGGGTGTGGGCTGCCAAGTACTGAATGGCGTCGTTACGAATCAGCTTGGGATTCGTTTTGTTCCATCCAGTAGTTGGACAAAAGCGAATGGCTTCTGCCAGCGCACCATCCACCACATCGGTGGACTGTTCTCCGAACTCGGGGAAACGAGTGAGGAATTCGGCGCGCGTCGGGTCAGCCATCAGCCCTTACCCTCCGTGATCGCTTGGATTCGCTTCGCAATACCGTTCTTCACCCGGATTCGTTGATCCTTGGCTTCCCACTTGTTTAGTTGTTCGATGTCGAATGAACTCTCGATCAACGCAAGTGCAGCCTTTAGCTCAATGTTGGCTAACGAGTCACACTTTTCCGTCTCGACGGCAGTTGCAACTACGTCAACCTCTTGAGTGACCACCAATGCACCAAGTGACAAGAGATTTTTGATCTGCTTGTAATTGGAAATGCGATCCCAATCTGTGGAATCAAAGTCGCGAGTCACTCCGGACTTGATCCGAACGTGCTTCACGGTCCTTTGATTCCCCTCGGGCAGAAAGGAGAAGCCCAGAGAGCACTCCTTAGCCATTGGAGGGTTTTCGAGTTCGGGACGGTAGGTGATGATCATGTTCCGAGTGAGGTGATATGCATCTCAATCATAATTTGGATGATTGAGGCGAATCAGGCTTCCTCCATCACGATGATGGATTTGGGGTAGTACACCGCGCAGCCACCGATACGTGCGTGAGACGCAACGGTGAATTCCAGCGCCTGACGAACAGGAGGAAGGAATTCCAGAGGCTGGGGGATGTGCAGCTGGAGCTTGTCCGGGCTGCGGTCGTAGGTGATGATCCGGTCGTTGGACAGATTGCCGCCGGACTTATCAGCTTCGAGCTCGTTGATGGGCTCAATGCTGGTGATCATCGGGTTGGTGCGGAGGAAAAACTCCATCACCGTGGTGTCGCTCGTGGATGAACGAGGGGTGGTTGAGATGATGCGGTACACCTCGTAAGGAACCAGCATCGTGTTGGGCTGTTCCTTCATGTTGGAGCCTTCAACCAGACGTGTTGCGGGCTCGTTGAGGAGCTGCAGCATTTCGTCAGTGGTGATTGACCCATCGGTGAACCACTTGTCAGGAACGATCTTGTCGACCTGATCGTTGTTGAAGAAGCCCTTGAGGCCGGTGGCAGCGTCGCCGAAATAGGCGATCTCCTGCACCTTCTCCTCATAAGCACGACGCACTGCGTTGGCGCGACGTTGCTCCAGGTTCATGTTGGGCACCATTGCGGCGGCCCGGGTTTCCTGGATGGTGTAGCCGAAGGATGCACCCAGTGAACGCACGTTGTGCGTGACTTCCTTGCGGAGCACGTCAGCGCGAGGCAGGTCTTGTGCCTTGTCCTGGATGATCTTCATCGAGCCCTGCTTGTCAAACACCCGGTAGGTGTAGGAGTCAGCGCCCGGTCCCACTTCAGTGCTGATGGGGATCAGCTGGGAGTACTTGATGTCGGCGTATTCAACCTCGAACGAACGAGCAAGGATTGTCTCCAGCTCGCGTGCGAGAAAGATGCCGACTTCGTCATTGCGGATGTCAGCCATGAGATCAGTCGGCGGTGAAGGTGGATGCGGGGATGTCCAGCTCCAGAAGAGCCAGGCCGGCCTCGGTGGTTTCAGACAGCCAGCGAGCACCACCGATCAATACGGTGTTGCCTGCAGAGGCGGATGAACCGAAGCGACCTTGGTCAGCACCAGAGGTGGTGGCGCTCTGGTCGGAGATGAAGGCGCGGACGTCATCGCCCATTGAGATGGCCTCAACGGCGTAGACCCAAATCACGCCCTTGGACATCACGTTGAGCACTTGCTCGTTGGGATAACCAACATGGCTATTCCCCTCAGCGTCATCACGCAGCCAGGTGGGCTGACCCACGTAAGCGGTGTTGGCGCGCTCGGCTGCTTCGAAGGTGAAGCAGTCAATCGAAATACCGATGATGTTTGTCGCTCCGGCTGCGAGCTCGGTTGCGTAAACGTCGTTGGTAGTCGGTGTGGTGTCCAACTGCAGCAGACGACCGAAGGGGATCGCTGCGCCAGTTTGGTTGTAGTAGGAACGTGAGACATAGGCCTGCAGATCCGCAAGCATGCCCTCATGTCCCTTCACCAGTTCCAGGGGGTAGTCGCCTTGGACGCCCTCGGGGTTGGTGACGATGGTGTTAGTGAAAGTGACTGCCATGGGTGGGTCTCCTTATCGGGTTGCGTGGAGAGGAGCCTTCCATGCGTCGGCCATCTTCTGCGCGTAACTCGATTGAGCGGAAGGCTGGGGAACTCCAGCGCCGCTAACGGCTTGACGCAGAGCGACGGTGCTGTCAGCACGGTCCTCTTTTTCCTCAGCCGAAGCTTCGGAAACAGCTGCCACAGGCTCATCTTCATCACCTTCCTCTTCCTCGGAATCGAGGTGGGAGATGATGCCGTCCACCACGCCAGCGACGTACTCGGGAGAGGCGTCTTCGCGTGGGGCTTCACCGGTTAGTTGGGTGAATGCTTCGGTGTACAGCTCGGACTCAGCCAAACCGTCGAATTTGAAGTCGTCTTCAAATGCCGGGGCGAGTTTTTGGAACACAGCGATCCGAGCTTTGATCAGCTCATCAAGCTCTGCTGTGTCGTTACGGGAGGAAGTTTCAGCTTCGAGTTCCGCCACACGCTCGGTAAGAGCGTCGGCGCGACCTTCAGCTGCTTCCTTCTCATAGGCCAGAGATTCGATTTCCTTCGAGGCTTCATCCAGCTTTGTAGAAAGCTCGGCTTTGGCCTCATCGAGAGCAGCAACTTGCTTGCCCAGATCCTTAGCGAAGGACTGGACAGCAGTCGCGGCTTCTACTGGAAGATCGATCTCCAGGCCGTCAAGTTTGACGACTGCCATGGATGGAGATGCAGTAGGAGTGGACTGTTGCGCCGGGGTTCCCGGCTCGGGGTCATAAGACACAGCGTCTGCTGAGTCCATGCGATCCATCAGCAATTTGACCTCGGGACCTGCACGGCCCACAGGGACAACTGCGATGTGATTCACCCTGATGTTGCGTTGCGTGCCGTTGTATTCCTCGCCCTCGGGTGTTACGCCGGGAGTGGGGTCAAAGTCGACTTTGTAGCCGGCGCTGACTTGGCGGGCATCGCCACGCTTGATCTTGTCGATGGCGTCCTGATCAGTGACGGTCAGAGCAACTTCGACAAACCCGTCGTTGTAACGCACCTGGGAACCGGAATATCCGATCTGGTGCGTCTTTGTGTTCTTGGAATCCAAGAGGACAGGCGGGTGCCCCCACGTTGCGGGTTTCATCCCGAACGTTTGGAGCGATTCGGGATTACTGACCTCTTCGGGAGGTCGATATTCACGAACCTGGGAACCATCCGAGCGTCGATACAACTGCGTGCCGGTACGGGCAGCTCGACACCACACACGAAGGTATCCCTCGTCTGTAGTTTCTGACTTCGTAATCGGAGCGAAGTCGTAGCGGTAGGCGGAAGATGGTGCCATGGCTAAAGAATAACGCTCCATTTCAGACAGGATTAGTCTTAATACGTTGAGCGTATTAGGACTCGTGGCGATTCATCGGCAATTGGCAATGTGCAGGCGATTGAAGCACCTTAGAGACCAGGCTGGTTATACGCAAAAGAGTGTTGCGGATTATCTTTCTGTCTCTCAAGCCGCGTATTCACGGTTGGAGAAGGGGGAAATTGAAATTAGTTTGACTAAGTTATTGGCATTGAGTGAGCTTTATCGGCTGTCGGTGTCAAGAATGATGGAAGATATTTAATTTCTGTCGCTTCTATCAACATTTCCATCTGCGACGAGCGGCTTTCCCTCGCTCACCAGTCCATGAACGACTGCGGGCGCAAAAACTGGCTCGCCGTTTCGCTGCCTTCGATCCTGGCTTCACTTTCCCTGTAACGGGAGCCTTCAAGTTGCTCCCAGTTGCGCGGTTGTAACGAGCTCGGCCTTTGGCGGTTAAGCCACCGCCTTTTTCAACCGATTGTTTCTCACCGCGCCCGACGCTTAACGACGGGCCTTCGTCTTTTTTGCAGGGAATCCCTCTGCCCACACACTCCGCTTCGCACTCGTGAGTTTGTCCTCTCCGTCCTGACCCGTTTTGCGCTTCACCTCAGACTTGGCTTTGCTTGTAGGAACGCAATTGGGCACGATGCGGTTGCCCTTACGCTTCATACCCTTCTGCACATAGCCCTTCCAGCAGGCATCGTCTCGGAACATGCCGGCCTGCAGTTCGCCCTCGAAACCATCTGCCCAAAATGGCTTCTTGCTGTTCCTGTAGCCCGGTTCATACTTGCGGCGCATCTTTTCAGTCATGAGACGAGCGTTGTTGAGTTTGTTTTGGCGGCGAAGGCTGCGGCTGAAAGTCTGAGGATTGAACCTCATGGTGGGCTTTCTTGCTGTGGCCTTTTGTGCGCTAGACAGCCATTTTGAGGCTTGAAGCAGATCGCCGAAATTGCGGTTCTGCTCCTCAAAATTAGATAGCTGCTTTCCTTGACGCTGACGGTTGTAGCTGTACGACTCAAGCGCGGTATTGAAAGTCTCCGAAGCTGCAAGGCTTGCTGCTTTCAGATTGCCGCTTTGAAATGCTCTCTTCGCTGATCGAGCCGCTTGAGCAGATTCGATCACGTTTTTGCCAGTGGCAAAGCTCAACAGCTTCTTATTGCCCGTCCGCTCACCACGTTCTTGCGCGTACTCAGAGGCGTTCTTTCCTGCACTCAGCAACTGCTTGACTGCACGACCTCGGTTGCCCGTTAGCGCTGAGCGGGCAGCACGAACACCTTGCACAGCAGTGGCGGCTGCAAATGCACGCTCTTTCAGTTCAGGCCCTTTCGTGGACTTGGCTGATGTGCGCTTGCTGCATTTGGCATTGTCTGGAATACCCGATTTGCCACAACGCTTATCAGCTCTGAAAGTATCAGCGGTGAGGACCATCAGGTGTTGAACGTATTGGCGTAGATCATGTTGTGAGGCTGGCCCTGTGCATTCCGCTTGCGCTTCTCGCGGGCGTACTTCTCAGTGGCAAGCTTGTCGGCGCCCTCGGTGAGGACAAACGCTGCGTCGTTCATCTCGAAGCCCTTAGCCCAGACGCTCCCCTTCTTGCCGCCATCCTTTTTCTTCTTGCCGCAGCCCATGTCGGCTTTGGCTTTGACGGCGTCCTTCTTGGAGCAACCACAGCCATCAGCCTTGAAAGCAGCGGCGTCGAGGCTGGGCATCCCCTTCTTGCGGGGGTCGTTCATCTTGGTCACGCCCTCGGCACCATCACCGCCCTCGATGATCTCGGTGTCCTTCTTCTTTTTGCCCTTCGACTTCTTGGCCTTCTTCTCCTCGGCTTCGCCCTCGCGGACCTCGGCCTTCTCCTTCATCTTCGCTTTTAGGGCAGGTGGGAGGGCCATGCCGATTCCGGAATACGTTGCTCTCAGTTTAGAGACAGTGGAACAGGCGCAAGTTGCTCAAATACGCCCGCCCTGGACAGGTTGACGGGCTCGATGGTGTTGACTTCTCTCATCTCTTTCTGGTGCCGTTCACCAGCAGCCCTATAAGCGGGATCCATTGCAGCAATATCAGGATCCCAAGGAGAGAGATAACAACGACATCAGGGGTGGACGGGGACTCGTATGTCACTGCGCTTGTAGATTTGACCGCCTCGTGGTGCGCAGATTGGGCAGGAGCGGTCATCAGCTGTCGCGTAATAGAGGACCGTGTCGACTCCATTCTGGGCGTAGTAGCTGTTGGAAGCTTCGTTATATGCGCGTAGCGATTCAGTTCGGACAATTACGTCGGCACGGCTCTTCACTACTCCCAGCCGGTCTCGCATCTCGCGCACCATCTTGTCCTGACTGCGACCCTCGGCTATTCCCGAGGCAATAATCTCCGCTGAAGTTTCAGCGAAGCGTTCACCATGCTTTCGCAGGTAGCCATGCGATTGCTTCGCAGCTGCCACCGTCGCTTCCAACGGGATTGAAACGTCGATGCGGGGCCGGTTCCCGGCCATCTGGCCCACCAGGGCGTCTGCGACATCCACACCGTGGTCTGTCGCGCGTCGTAAGACTGTGTGGAATGTTCGGTCGTATTCATCTGTCTTGCCGGGATGAACTGCAGGGACTAACTCGCGCAATTCGCGCAGGATTGCGATGTCGCGCTCGGTTTTGGGGGCATTTGCAGTGCGTAACCAAACTCGGATGCGACGGACAACACGGTTGAACGACTTGTCCAACACCTTGTTCAGCACCTTGATTGTGCGTTCCTCCTCCCGCTTCAGGATCAGGTTGTATTCCTCAACTAGGTCCATGCAAAGCGTGCGGCCATGTAGGCGTCACGGCGGGCGTCGGTCTTCTCCTTTTCCTTATCGTCCTCGGATTCCTGGAATGTCAAGGTGCCTTGGTTCTCGGGTTTTGAACGTTGCACCAAGCTCTCGTATTGCATGACGGTCTCGGCATAATCGCCCAGCATCGTCATCTCCTCATCGCTGAAACCACGTGTTTTGGCCTCACCTACCGCTTCCATAAAGCCCTTGACGTCACCAGCAACGGCTGTCTTCTGAACTCGTAGGTAAAGATCAAATTTGCCTTTGTTGTCTAAGGGTTTAGTAGGGGCTTTCTCTTTCGGAGCGTCCATGCGATCTCCGATGTACTTCCGCTCCTTGTTCTCAATCAATTCCTGAACCACGGAG